CGGCGAGTCACACCGAGCACAGAGGCAAGTTCCACGATCGTCTTGGCATAGGCCAGAGTCTCCACACTCCCCGCTGCTCGTGATTCAATCCGAGCCCTCTCAGCAACCGTGAGTGGCTTGCCCGCCGCGACTTTCTTCACGATGTTTTGAAAATCGGCGTCCAGGATTTTTCCTGCGACTTCCGGGTCAATCGATGGCCTCCCATCTTCCGTGGATCTTGATTTGCTCATGACTTCACCGCCACCCATCCCGCAAAGTTCAGATGCCGCCAGAAGCAGTCCACGGAAGTGAATCCTTCCTGACGCAGCAACTCCTCGTTCCAGTGTGCGGTCACCGGCACCAGCACACCTTCGAGTGACATACGCTTGCGGTCGATCTGACTATCGGAGTAGCCGTTCTCGCGTTTGATGTTGAGGAAAAGCTCGACGAATGCGTCATCGATCTTGGCCGTGGCTCCGAGCACTTTCTCCACGAGGATGAAAGCTCCTCCCGGTGCCAGGGACTCATAAACACGGCGCACGATCTGCTGGCGGTATTCGATGGGCGTGAATTGTAAGGTGAGCACTGCGAGAACCACACTGGAGGTCACACCGGGGAAATCACGGCGCAAGTCGGCAGACTGGATGGTGACGCGATTGCCGTGAGGATGGTAGGCGAAGTTCTGGCGGGCGGCCTCAATCATGGGATCGCTGATTTCGAGGCCGATGTAGTCATTGGCTTCGCCGAATTGGGAAACGAAGGGCAGTAGTGCCTGACCACGAGAGCAGCCCATATCAATGATGGCAGTGCCCGGTTGCACGAAGCGCCGGCCAACCTCGAAGGTCACCAGTCGCATGGCATTGTATTGCGGGATGCTGCGCTGCAGCATGTCGTCAAACACTGCGGTGACTTCCTGATCGAATTGCCAGGCACCGCGCGGCATAACCTCGTCTCGTTGCGTATCGCTCATGCCGACGTGTGCGATGTCAACGTGGCAAATAGAGTTGAAGCGGCGAGCTCGTGCCTATTTCACCTTTGCTCTAACGTCCGTAACGTTCCGCTTCGCAGCAAGCATGACACGCTTTGAGGCAACATTCAAGGAATTGTGGATTGGGCTAGCGCGGCAGCCTCTTGACGATGCGCGTTCCCTCGGTCAGGCATGTGCCTTCGCTGGTCACCCAGAATGAGGGAATTGAGAACTTGGCATACATGTCCCGGGTCCGGGGATTGCTTTCGATGGCGACGTAGCGGGAATTTTCCCCGTGAACGGGAAACACGTCTTTCTTGAGCAAATGCTCTTTGATCGCCGGTGGGTTCCACCAACCGTGGGGCGCGAAACACGCATCCTGCGGACGCCACCCGGTTTGTTCTTCGATGCGATCCAGCGTCTTGATCATCCAGGTGACTGGTCTAGCGGTGATGAGCACAACTGTGTGAGGTCTCACCAGTTCCACCAACCATTGCCGGTATTGTTCCCCGGCGAGACGTTTCTCCATGCGCTCAGGAGTGGTGCCGCGTGCGGCATTGTTTACGACCAAAGTGTAGTTGAGATCCAGTAGTATAATCATAGGGTAATCTGAAGGAATTTGCTAAAGGAGTCCATGGCGCATTTCACTAAATCCATGCGTGTGCCATCAGGATAGGGCAGATCAAACTCAAACTCGATGGCCGCGCGGAGGCGTGCGGGATCGACGGGACGAGCAGAGGCGCAGGCCGCATTGATGTTGTTGGAAAATTCCTCCACCTTCACCGAGCGGAAGAACTGGCCGAAAAGATCCTTGAACTCGGCGACCGTGTGATACTTCTGCACTTTCGGTTTGTCCTGAAAGTCGCCGATGCGGATGCCCGGTTCGTAGTCGAGACGGAACGCGATGTTGCCCGCGTTGCTTTCGTTCATGAATGCCTTGCCATTCACCTGACGCCAACCGGATTCCCCGGCGGAAGAAGCACAGGCATAGACCTTGGTGAAAGGTCTGCATAGTGCCGAACAGAGACAGGCGATGTGTTCGCGGTCCTCGCGAAACGGCACGGAATTGAGCACGCTCGCGATGAAGATGCTCGTCCACTCTTTGCCAGCAGCTACTTGCGCGAGGAACTCGCGGGTCAACTCAATGCTCTCCGCTTTGTTGATGCCACCTGGGCCGAGGCGATACGGCTCGAATGGCGTGCAATCGATGCCGGACTGGCGCAGCAGAAATGTTTCCGTCAGGTGACCGGCACCGAAATCGAGAATGGTCGTTCCGTGTTCCTTCGTCCAGCGCGTGCGATCCGCTGCTCGCGAAATGTCAAAGTCCTTGCAGGGCTTCGCGCCGTGCGTGGCAAAGATGAAGCCATTGCCAAGCTCGCGACGAACACGCCGAGCGCGACGGAAGGAGTTGAAGCGCAGCATGTCGGCGTAACGCGTATGGATGTCGAAGTCCATCGAGAGCAAGTTCATCATGGCCCGGGCAAATTCGGCTTCTTCCTCGGTGACGAACACGACTGGAGCAAAGGCCGCACCTTTTTCCGCAAGCATTTCCAAACGACCGATCCCATTGATGACGGTCAGGTCCTCGCGGCAGACGATGGGCATGAGGATATTGTGGCGGTGCAGCGTGCGGGCGAGGTTGCGAGCATACTGGATCCAGCGACCGGCATTTGCCTTGCATAGATCCTTGACCGCAACTTCCGCGGGCTTGAGGCAGCGCAGGAATCCGTCGCCACCGACTTCCTTGTCAGGGATGCGGTCGGCAAGTGCGGCGATGTCGAGAGATTTCAGTTCGCTCGTCACGCGTCCGGGAGTGCTGTTGAAGTCAAAGTCATTGGTCGCCCGGTTGAAGACGATGTTGAGTGCCTTGCGCTGATCGAGGTCGAGAGCCTTTGTGCGGAATACCGGGACATGCGTAGCGCCCATCCGCGAGGCCACAAGATGCCGCTGGTGGCCGGAGAGAATTTCTCCATCAGCATCCGCAAAGATCGGTGCGATGAAACCGAGCTTGCGTAGTGACAGTTCGATCAGGTCGAGACGCTCGGGCACTGCCGACCGTGGGTTGTAGGTCGATGGTTGAATGGCGTCGATAGGTTCAAGGGTAATGTTCATAGTCCAAGGCGGCTGCGGATTTCAGTGAGGACGCTGTCTTTGTCGAAGCCGGCGTCTTGCTTCACACGATCACACCAAGCGATGAATTCCTCTTGGGTGATGCGGAATCGATAGAGGCCAACGGCCACGGTGACATCGCTCTTATCGAGTTCTTTGTCGTGACGATCATCATCGTCGTCATCCTCGTTGTCTTTGCCGCCCGGATTGAGCAAGCCCTCCAGATCGGCTGATTCAAATCCGGCGAGGATGGTATCGAAGTCGATGGCCTTCCATTCGCTGGCGATTTTTTCCAACTCGTTGAGATCGACCGAAGAAAGTTCTGCCAAGCGGTTGTCGGCGACCAGCACTGCAAGTTCATCGTTCTCGCTAGCAAAGTCTTGGTAGTCCACCGGCACGACTTCGACGCCAAGGTGTTTGGCCGCCATCAACCTACCGTGGCCGGAGACAATCAGCCCTGTCAGATTCGAGACGGTAATCGTCTGTCTCCAACCGAAGTAGCGGATGTTTTTCGCGAGCAACTCGATTTGTCGCTGCGGGTGCGTGTTGGGATTGCGAGGGTTCGGTTTGAGATCACCGACCGGCACCAATTTGTCGAAGCTGCACCAGACTTCGATGCCGTTGGCAAGTGTGCGAGCTTTGGGAGAATCTTCCATCATCGCTCGTGTGCCACTGTCAACAACCGGAGACATCCAGCCAGGATTCGAGATCAGCCAGTGCCGCTCTCACGCACCCGCCACTGCCGACCGCGATCCGCAGTGCTGTTGCTTGATCCACCGGCCAGTGACTGGTGAGCATGGCGGCGATTTCCTCCGTGGTCGGGGCGGCGAGCTTGATCGACTGAAAGCGTGTTTGAAATCGCTCGGTGAGTAGATCGAGTTGCAGGTTGCTGGTGCCGATCACGGCGCGCCCCGCAGGCAGTCGGTCGAGGTAGCTTAGAAGCAAGTCTTGTGCATCCCGCGTGCAGCGATCCATCTCGTTGATGATCTTCACCGAATAGACTCCGAACATCGACTGGTAGGCAAGATTCGCCATCCATTGTTTCACGGTCTCGACCGTCACGAGCTTGCCGTTGAACTCCTCGATGGCGAAATGCGTGCCGGCCAATGTCTCGGCGATCATATCCGCGATGCTGGTTTTCCCGACACCGGGTGGGCCGTAGAGCAGGATCTTGACCGGCACGTTGGGGGCGTCATGCAGTTTGCTCGCTTTGGCGACCAATCGGCGTGCGATATTGGCGGCGGGGCCGCATAGGTCATCAGGGCATGTTGGTTTCCACGCAAGTGGCGGTGGACTCGGACACGCGGAGGGACTGGGTAGGATTTTCAAGGGATGATGCATACAGTTCTTTGTTGGGGTTGGTGATGGCTCGGGCTACTGCCTCCGCGCCTTTGCGGTAGAGCGTCACGGCGAGCAGTTCGCCATTGACGATCACCGACCAGTAGCGCGTGGCGTAGCCATCAGCCTTGCGGTATTTGGAGACTTCGACGTTCACAATAGGTTTCCGTTCGATTGCGTTCATTTGTTCCAGCCCTCCCTGCGGATGCGAGTTTTGAGTGTGTTGGGCGATAGTCCGAATTGCTCGGCGGTCTGTTTCACGCTGCGGCATTCTTCCCAATGAGCCCGCACCTGCGACCAGAGGTCGTCACCGTGGCCGGGATTGCCTACTTTCTTCGCGGGCTTGGATGCCTTGGCTTTTTTCGGCTCCGTGGGCGTAGGCTCGGAATCGGATTCAGGAGCCTCGGTGAATGCGTCGTAACGTGCCGGGGTCGCTTGAGGTTGCGTCGTGGTGAGAGGCACGACGTTCGAGGCATTCGCCATTTGGTAGCCATCGCCACCGGCGAGTAGCTCCGCGACGATCTCACGAATCAGCGGCACCGGGATTTCCGTGATGGTGAAGACGAGTCCGTTGAGGCTTTTCCGACCGAGGGATTGCTTGAGGAATTTCAATGCCTCGCCTCGGGTGCGGCCTTGGTAGCGACCTTCGAATACGTTGGTTTCCTTGTCGTCGCAGACGATCCAATACAGTTTGTTCATGATGTTATTTGGTTGGTTGTTGGTTGATGTTGGTGACGTTGCCGTCGGTGTCGATGCGGACGCTGAATGTCAGAAGTCCGTCGAGAGTGGTTCTTGCGAAGTTGGCGCGAACCACGAGTGGCGTGGTCGCGATACCCACTTCTTGCTGCTCGATGCAGCGTAGGGTGAAACCGTTTTGTTCCAGAGCTTCGATGCTTTTGCGCATCGCCCTGGTGGGATAGTTGTTAGGAGAAATGCCTGTTGTCATAACATCCCTCATCTGCCTGTCTGATCGACGATGTCCATGTCTTTTTTCGTCTTTCTTTTGGTGTGTTTTCATGAGGGCAGCGGGCGGTTGATTTGGATGGTGCGACCTTTGCTTTCTCCTGCGGCATAGCTCCCGGAGTGCATTTTCCTCCGAGCTCCCGAGCGGGTGCGGAGTTTGCCGTAGTGCTCATCGACGTATTGTTTGATCGCCGCCTGTTGATCCACGAGGACCAGTCCGTAAGTCTGACGCTCATCGCTGCCGTAGGATTCTTCGGCACGTTGTTTCGCTTCTTTGAGCGCGGTGTTGAGGCCGTCGCGAAGTCCCCGGTAGTAGGATGACTTATCCGGATCGGCATGGACTCGCTTGAACTCATTCCAACAGCGGAAGAATGTCTGGCGCAGGTAGTGGAAAACGTAGATGGCAAAGTCGATGTCTGCCGGGGCTCCGATGATGTCCACCGGAGTCCCGCGACCGTTGGGCATCAGGATGGTCTTCACGTTGAAGTGCGCTTGCAGCAGCGAGAGGATCATCAGGTCTGCCGGGTTGAGGGTCTTGGGCAAATCGACCTTGCCTTTATCGACGGTGAATCCCGGGCCCGACTCACCCCGTTCCATGCGGAGCAGAGCAGAGTCGATGTTATGGCGGGTCATGAGCTCTTGCGCCTTGGCGAGTGCTACTTGGGCTTCACTCTCGGTTGCCCCACGCGAGGTATCGGCGAGACGCAGGAGCTTGCGGATTTTTTCTAGGATGTCTTTGTTGGTTGTCATATCTCGTTGGTTGGTTAGATGTTCAGTGGAAATTGGTTTCGTTGGTTTGCATTTCGCGTATGGCGTAAACTTCTGCGCCGGTCTTTTCGACCCATGCGTTCAATGCTTCGATGCTCTTGAATTTCTTGCACCAGGGGACGGACTTCATGCCTTTCACTCCGTAGGCTTCAATGGACAGGATGTTTGCTTTCATCATCCCTCATCTGCCAGTCTGAGCGGGCACGTCCATGTCTTTTTTTGTCTTTTTTTCGGATGACATTTTATCCGAAAAACAAGTGCTTGGCACACTTCTTGAGTCTCATAAAACGTGCCAACTTCATGGCATTCGGAGCACTCTGAAAGATCGAAAATTGGCATGGATCGTGTGACTCAAAACGCATGCCAAGTGAGTCTTTTTTTCTCTAACATCACTTAGCCATAGACGTGAGGCGGCACCATGGCAGATATTAACCATGACAACGCCAACACTGTCCCGCCGCTTCGGAGTCGAGATCGAATTCCTCTCCACAGTCACCGTAGAACAAGTCCTCACGAGCCTCCGCTCCGCAGGCATTCAAGCCGAGTTTGAGGGATACACCCACCAAACAACACCTCACTGGAAAATCGTGAGCGACGGCTCCTGCGGATACGAACTGGTGTCTCCCATCCTCGAAGGCGAAGCCGGTCTTGAGGAGCTACACACTGCCGCCGCTGCACTGGAAGCCGCAGGGGCCAAGGTCGATAGACGCTGCGGACTTCATGTCCATTTCGACGCCCGCAGCATCAGCCTGAAAGCCATCAAGAACATCTTCAAGATGTGGCTCAAATTCGAGGACGTTCTCGATATGTTTCAACCGCTCTCCCGCCGGGGAAGCAACAACACTTACTGCCGCACCAACCTCGATCACAGCATCATCGATGGCGACAATCACCGCAAACAATGCCTTCAACTCTTCCGCCTAATCGACCAGTGTAAGAGCATCGAGGACATGAGAGCGATCTACCCCTGCCGCTACCGCAAACTCAACATTCAATCCTACTTCCGCCATCAGACGATCGAAGTTCGTCACCACTCGGGAACCACCTGCCCTGAAAAAATCACCAACTGGGTTCGCTTGATGGCTCGACTCTTCGACGCAGCGGAATCCGCCGCTACCGTTCGCAATCGACCCAAGGACACCGGAGTCGGGATGAACCGCATGAAGTGGTTCTTCCAAGCCATCGACGCCCGCGGACTCAGCAAATTCTACAAAGCCCGTGCGAAGAAACTGGCTGCATAATTTCCAACCATGAATACCATAATCCACATGAACACCGAATACCACACCATCGACGGCGCGACATTCGCAGCCGCAGATCCCACCGACCTGATGGAGCAACTGCGAGCGGACAGCTTCAATCCGGAAGCTGACCTCTCGGCCTACTGTCGTGCCACCGCCAGAGCATCGAAGATGCAGACCGGAAAACCGCACCGCCCGTGGCCGCCGAAGGCCCTTGTCGAAGACATGCTCGCCTCTGGCTTGATCGCCACTGGCAAGCGCCACCCGGAATGGGGAACCTCCAACGACTGAAACACCATGGCATACGGACTTCTACAACCACGTTTCTCTCTCGGCAGAACCGTCGCCACGCCTGCTGCCATGGCACTGGGGGTTGATCTCGCACGCTACATGCGGCGGCATCATTGCGGTGATTGGGGCGACCTATGCGACGAAGACAAGCAGGCGAACGAGGATGCCTTGATCCATGGAGACCGCATTCTCAGCCATTACAAACTCGATGGTAGTCGCCGCATCTACATCATCACCGAGGCAGATCGCAGCTCGACCTGCATTCTGCTGCCCGAGGAATATTGAGGAACGCCACGATCCGCTCGATGAAATCAAGATTCAGTTGCTTGTCCGTGAGTCGGATCACCGTCCACCCAGCGAGCACTGCTTCGAGATACTTCTCGGCATCTTTGGCGTAGCCCGCGCCTCGGCTGTGCCGGCCACCGCCAGGCAGGAAAATTCCACCTTCGATCTCGATGAGTGTGCGGCTCGGCAGGTGAGCAAAATCAGCGCGCCAAGCACGGGAAGTATGGAACTTCACTTCCCGCTCCAGAGCAGGTCCCTGCGCAACGCGCCAGAGGAATAAGAATTTCGATTCTAAGCGGGATTCGGCCATGTGCCATGGCGACCCTGTCAAGCCGATCAGGAGATGGCTCCAAACTCGGGCGTTGATGGGAAATTTCCCATCCTGCATTTAGGGCAGCGCACCCCTGCAAGCTTGGTTATATCGACCACATTTTGCGACCCGCATTTCCTGCACCAAGGAGTGTGCTTCTCAGCGTCGGTCTTGAAGAACTTGCAGCAATCCATGCAGATGAACTCCGACATGACACCGCTCTTCTTTTCGAGGAGAACCTCCATTTCTTCAGGGGACTTCCCTTGCGCCCACCTGCATTTTTCAAGGATTTCGATCCTACCTTCTGCCTCTCCCGGGTGATAGTAAAAGCGGGGTTTTCCCTTGTCATCCCGGATGTAGGGGTTCCCATCCTCCCATGCTTCGATCTCAAATCCGCAAGTCGGGCACTTGTGGAGAT